GCGCGTTGTAGTACGCATTCCGGTCCTCGACCATTTCTGTGGGGGTCTTGCAAAGCATAAGTCCACCGATAACCACGTTCTCCGCGAACCGCTCGTTCTCGGTTGATACCATGGCGATCTCTGGATGGGCCTCTGCTTTGACTGGCTCCCAGCCTTCACGTAGCTTGGAAGAAACGTTGGTGGCGTCTACTTTACCTAGCGTGCTAACACGAACCCAGTGAAACGTGTAGCCTTCTTCCGGTGTGGGAGAGGGCAAAGTCTCTGGCGGTTGCCAAGACTTCCTACGCACGTTCTTTTCTTGCGTGTCTTCATCGCGGTTGATTCTGTTTTGTGCCATTATTGTTCCTTCCTCATATCTTCTGCAACCTGTCTGGCGTAAGCCTCCAGTGGGACTCCGAGCCGCTTAGCGAGAGAAACCTGTGTCTGCGTTAGTCGCACCTTTTGGGGCGCAGTGCTCCGCGAGGCGGGCGCAACCACATTACTCTTTCTTTTAGCCGGTGCCCCTGTTGGGGCTTCTCCCTCGAACTCGTCGGGGAATAACTTTCGCATACGAGCGTCAATCCGCTCATAGTATTCATCACTTTTCGTATCTATACCTTCCTTCAGGAGCTTCGTATGTAGCCCTAAAGCTAGGCTTGTCATCTCGTCGTCCTTACCGAACCAAGTGTTATTCTTGGCCCAGTCCGCTGCCTTAACGTCTTTAGTAGCAGCGGGTTGACTTGCTACTTCTCGTTTTACAGGAGTTTCTTCAGTCTGTAAAGCAGGTAGCCGAAAATTATTTACCTTGTCAAGCTTTATAGCCGTGTTAGATATTAGTTCCTGCGCGTTAGCTAGTGCCTCAGAATCCCCGGCTTCGTAGGCTTCTTTGAAGTCTCTTTTCGCCTGCGCTAGCTCCTTACCAAGTGAAACCTTAGCCTGCTCAATCTGCGCAGTCTGGCCTTGGTGGTTGCTACCTTTTAACTTCTTGTTCTCCGCAACAACTTGTGCCGCGTAGGCTGTAGCAGCGGCACTATCTCGAACCGCCTGCTCTTTCTCCCGGCGCTCGTCATGGTAGCCTTTGCTCAACTTCTTGAACCGCTTCTGGACACGTTCGGAATACTCTCCTAGCTCTTCCTCGGTGACATCGTCCGGTGGGTCTCCCGCCTTGCGGCCCCGGTCCGCTTCCGGCACATCGTCAACAACCTCAATTTCTAGGTCGTCGTCCTCCTCTGGCTCAGCCTTGGTTTTGCGTGTTGGCGTATCTACAGCGACGGCGCTAGAAGGCTCAATCTCAACCTCGATGTCCGTGTCATCCCCGTCGCCCTTGGGCAATGTAAACTTTACTTTTTCCAGTGTCATGTACTACTCCTATGCGCGCGAGACGCCCCGCGGATCACTTACTACAGCTTCAACTGAGTCATCGTTCATAAGACGGTACTCAACCCCACCAACTTTAAATCTCGTGCCTGTGTTAGCCCGGAACATCACGTAGTCCCCCGCTTTACACCATGGGCCGTCAGGAAACCGGCTTTGGTCGCTGTATGCTTGTGCACCTAGGTCAATAACTAACCCAATGGTAGACATGATGTGCTCTTGGTGCACCGTAGCAGCGGCCTTAATAATGCCCGTGTCTCCGTAAGTGTTGTCTACTTGCGGCATAGCCACTAGCAGTCTGTATCCTACCGGTACGGGTATCTGTACTTCTAAATCTGTATCATCAAAAAGTGGTGTTGTCTTTGCTTTAGTCATCTTCTCTTTCCATGTGGTTTGCGAGGTCAGTTATGTAGCTGCGGGTAGTTTCTAGGCCTCGAATTAGTCCTACCGTTTCCATATACACTGAGTAATCCTTTGGGCCTCCGCCCGCTAGGTACTCCTTTGAAGCTGCTATGTCTGCGTCGATCTTTTCTTTCAGCACGTCATAGACGGTTGCCATTATTTTCTGCCTTGTGGTTGGTTGTTAGTGTTGAGGGTATCGAACACTTTCTCTCTCATGCGGTTGTCTTCCCCCCGTACATTACTCGCGGACTGAATTCGTAACTCAGCCTCATCAAGAGCAATTTTCTTTGCGGCCTCCTGCGCATCGGTGGCGTCTTTTTTGATTTTTCGTTGCAGCTCTGCCGCGTCAAGCTGCGCATCAGTCTGATCTTTCGCAGTTTTGCGCTGGACCTCAGCCTGCCGGGTCTGTAGCTCACCCTGCTTAAGCTGCATGAGTGGGTCTTGCGCCTGCTCCTGTGCTTGTTTTTGCGCAGCTTCTTGAGCATGCCCCTCCATTACCTGCTTGCCGGCGTCCGCAACCAACCTAGCCAAGTTGACCTCAATGTCATTATTAAGCTCTTCGTTGGGTGGTGGCAGCATAACACCCAGCTTTTCTTCAATCTGTGATCGGTAGCGGAACGCCACGTGCTCTGCTATGTGAGCATGTAGCGCCCCCATCATTTGCTGCGCCATAGGGTTTTGACCCATGGTCTGAGCAATCATCGGGTCCTGCATAAACGTCATGTGTGTCTGAATGTGCGCTTCGTGGTCTTGGTGAATAAACGCCTTGACCGGCGCACTACGCAGCACGTTCATATTCTCACTGACAGGGTCCGTCGGGTTAATATCGTCTTGGATAGGGACAATTTTCTCGGCGTTTTTAATGCCGATCGTTTCTAGCATCTGCCTATGCAGCAGAGGTAGGTCATATATCTGTGGTGTTTGCTGAGCCATCTGCATAGCGGTCTGGTACTGGATAACCCGCTGCGCCATGGTTGAGTTATTAGGATCACTAACCGGCACTACTTCGACCATGGCGTAATCAGCTTGCCGGGCGGTGTTTTCACCTCGCTCTGGCTTGTACTCATAATCGATCGGAGCATTGTCAGCCATCAAAGCCCGTAGGAGCTTAAACTCCTGTTTCATGGCATAATGCACGCGGGCCTGCACTGCTGCCATCGGCTTAAGCGTTCTCTCCAGTAACGCCAGTGTAGTGCCCACCGGAGCATTAGCAGACATATCGCTAATATTCATGTCGCTAATGGCGCCCAAGCGTCGACCTTCGGTAGTAATCTGGTTTAGCAGGGCTAGTAACGTCTGACTAGGCTCTTTGTAGGGCAACGCCATGATGTTTTCACGGATGCTACCACCCGGCACGTCCACATCACGAAACTCACCCGGCTCAATAGGCGAATCGTCGCCTTTTATGCGTAGTCCGCGTGCTTTAAGGCCCCCGGGCAGGTTGCTCAGGGTGCCAGCATCCACTAACTGCCTGATCAGCGAGGTACCCGCTCGGGCATAGCCCCCAATAATGTGTATCAGGCCAAGTCCGTAGAACCCAAAGCCCGGAATGTACACATAATGCACAAAATGCTGTCTCTTAAGGTGGAGCACGTCATCTTCTACCCAGTTACGGTACACACTAAGAACTTCCCCACTCGATTTCTCGATCGTCACAATATACGGCCGCGCAATACCGTCCTCGTCATCAACGCCGGGGATCACGTGATCAATGTGCATCTCATAAAGTGCATACCGGTCATCAGAACTTAGATCAAACCCAGCATCCTCAGCCTTTGTTTTCTCAATATCACTGGAGTAGGGCTCTGGGTCGTCCAACTCGATGTCACGGTAGAACCCACTGGCCTGCAGCTTCTTAATGTCGTTGTCGGTCTTACGCATAATATGCGTGACGCGCTCTGCAGACTCAATATGTGACGCGCCATACGGTACCACGACGTTCTCCGCAGACTCATATATGGCAACTTGCCGGCCCATGTTGGGGTCGTAGTACACTTTTTTGAATGCTGAGCCTGCAAGCCCCAAGCTATAAAGCATGCGTTCATGTTCTGGCCGGTACTCAACCATGTTCTCAGTGAGCTCATAGTTCATATCTGCCTTGACGCGCTCCCCTGCGTCCATCTTCTCTTGCGTTTCTTCACCAATAATTTTAACGCGTACCGGACCCGCCGCGGGGAACGTCTCACTCATGGTTTCTGCTTGGAACCGGATAACTGCTTCTGAGAGCACCGTAGAGTGCACACCACAGGCGCCCTCCCATGGCCTCGTCCGTTCTTCGTGTTTGAACCCAACAAGCTCAAGGCCCTTAGCGTACGTGTCCGCCCACTCTTGGCGGCTGGTTATGTCTGCGTCGACCAGACCCATTAGGTCACTACTGAGCGTACTTAGCACATCCTCAGACAATAATTCCGCCAAATTGGTGTCAAACGGTGCGCCGGCTAATTCGCCGTCCCCTACATCCTCACCAAAGGTTACCTCAACACCACCATCTTCTAGCTCAAGAATACTGTCCATCGGCGCGCCGGCTTCAATGAGTATCTCGATGTCCGGTATCTCATCTGACATCTCTCGATCCAAGCCCATCGGTGCCGCATACAAACTCTTTTCAATGCTCATTAGTAGTACCCAGTTGTTCTACGTTTTTGGTATGTCGGCTCGTCCCGCTCGTCTGACGGCAGTCTAATAAACCCACCCTGTCGGAATCGCATTAGTGCCATCACGCTGCTGTCAACAAGGTCGTCGTTGCTCATAAAGGGAAAGCCAGCAATCTCTTCGACCAACTCTTCCGCCCAGCGCGTCTCTGGCACCCATACTAACCCAGAAGATATGATATCCGATACCGAGTTTAATCGCGCCATCTTATCGCCTGACCCGCGGTGCGGCGTATACTCTTGGACCGGTATACCCATCCGGCGCATTTCTTGGTACAGCGCAACCCCCGAGCTTTTCTTCTCCACAATAAAAGAATCAGGCTCTCGCTTCTTGTACTCCTCCAACGCCAGCTCCTTTAGCTCAGGAAACTCTAGCCGTTTTTTGATGCTGTTCAGGAGGATGATGTTGTACGCCTCCGCGGGCTCGTACATGAACACACCCCACGTGGTTAGTGCCGTATAGTCCGCCCGGTTGTTAGTCTCCGCTGCAGAGTCCAACGACATGATAATAAACTCACACTCCGGGGGCTCTTCAAGTTTCCACGTGTTCCACCACTCTCGTTTGACGATCGCAGCTTCTTCACCGGTAGGGTTCTGCTGGTACTGCGCGTTCCACTGAAACGTAGGCATTGACGCCTTGGTCCTACCCAGCGCCTCCAAATCAAAGAACTCAGGCCACAACGGCTTCAGTACAATCTCGTGGGTTACTTTGTCTTCTATCTCGAGGATGGCAGGAAACTCTACCACTTCATACTGGTCTGACTCAGCGTTTTGCGTCATGTCTTTTATGACCCGGCCTGTCAGGTCATCTTGGTGCCACCGCGTTTGGACGATCGCTACTTTGCCACCCGGCATGAGTCGAGTCCGCGCGCCGTAAGTGAACCACTCGTAGGCTTTAGCAAACGCCCCGAAGTTGCCGTTGATCACGTCCTGCTCTGAGTGTGGGTCATCAATGACGAGTAAGTGCGCACCACGTCCTGCGATGCTCGAACCAATACCACAGTTATGTGTAAGTATGCCATCAGCAAAGAACCTATTGCCCCCTGCTACCGTGTAATTAACAAACGTTCGCGGCGCGTGCTCCTCAACTGTTACCCTCGCTACTCGTCGTACTCCCAGAAGTAGCCCTTGTACGACTTGCGCTGCTTCTGTAATACTCTCAATATACCCTTCAGGACCGCATTTTGGGTTGGCATTGTTCTTGATGCAGCCCGCAAAGAGTCGTGCCGCGTTTCTACGGACCCATCCAAACGACGCTGTATCACGGGCACGTTGAACTTCCTCATGCGTAGCTTGGGGGCCTGCACCGCTTCCGCTAGTGTCATCCCCTTCTTCACTCTGTGGCGGATAGCCTCGGGTGTGATGCCAAGCTCCTCTGCCCACGCTGACAACGTCTGCGTCCGCCCTTGCGCGGTTATATGCAGGTTTGTTCGTTTGTTCCTGTTCTGTTCTATTTTCGTTGCCCACCGGCAGTTCTCGGGATGGTACGGCCCATCGTTGTCTATCCGATCTACTGTGTGTTGGGGGGTGGGTGGCTCCCCCATGTCCGCTACATAGTTCTCTATCACATGCCATCGGCTGCACACTGTTACACCACGCCCTCCATAGTCTGGGTAGTTGTGATTTGCCACACGATAGCACCGCGAGTGCATAGCCCTGAATCGTTTGTACATTGGGTGATCTGAAGGTGCCATGGTATAACTCCCTTGTGTGAGTCTTCAGTATGTCCCAAAAACTCTCCACACACAATACATCGCCAATACATACCTCTTCCGCGTCCACCCACCCCCTACCAAACACCCATATGGGGTGCTCAGTAGAACAAGACAACGTGCGGTTTATGGTTACCGTGGCTGTGTGCGTGCTCTCCATTATGGCAAGCACTTCTACGTACCCCCCGGGGGCGTACACCTCATCCCCTAGCCTTACCGCGTCTGCCCGCACTAGCCCTGCCAACGTCTTGATCCTCGTGTCAGGCTGTAAACACGCAAAGAACTCACCACCTCTGTTTGTGTTCCACCGGCCGGCAGACTTAGAATCGATCGCAAGGGACACGTCAGGGAATATCTGTTTGTAGGCAGCGCTCGCCACGATGTTTCGGACCTTACGCCCGAAGTCTACCGCAAGGTCTGTGGTGTGCGACACCATCATCACTTTGTGTGAGGGGTTACGTCCTAGGTACCACGCGACGTTCATAGTCGACACGAGCATGGACTTGCCATGCCGCGGTGGGATGTTTACACAGATGCGGTCCTTCTCACCTCGCTCAAGGGCCATGAGCATATCTGCCAATATGCGGTGGTGCCGACCGACGAGATACCCCTCTTCCATGTGTTTAGCGAACTCAATCAAGTCATCCCGGCACAGCGTATCTGCAGTGCGCTGCTCCAACTCCTCAACGAACGATTCTATTTCCATCAACTCGTCGTCAGTGAACTGCTCGAGGTTCGCCATCGCGTAGGCTATCTGCTCTTGACTAAACCCAAGGTCTGCAGCTCCTAGGCTCACTCTTTATCCCCCAGCCCAAGCTCTTGGTCTACGTCAAACGCCACTGCTTCAGCACTACTCTCCAGCAGCACCGAGCCCTCAGGCACTTCTGGTGCGGCGTGTATTAGCTTAGCGAGCTTCTCACGGAGCTTCTCACGGAGCTGCTCTGCAGACTGGTGGGTTACCGTCATCTCCGTTTTCTCTACAAACAGGCCCACGTCGGATATTTTGCCCAGCAGTTCAAGCGACTTGAGTCTTACCCGCGCATCAGGGCTATCCGTTTCAAGTATTAACTTGTTCGTGACAAGGTGGCGTATCTGGATAGCCGACTGCACAACGCCCTGACCAAACTCTGTGAGCAGCCTGTTTGCTTCTATAAGTGACGCGGGCCTAATCTTGGCGGCCACGGCAGTGGTCATTGCTTTGGCTGCAGCGTGCGGGTCTGTAGCGTGTTGCATCAGCAGGTCTTGGGCGGTATCTATGTCGTCAAACGAAGGTATTATGTCCAGCCCATAGGTGCCTAGCATCTTGGCAGTAGCACAAGCAGCGACGGCCCGGTCTCGTAAATCCATATAGGGTACGTTGGGGCAGTAGGGAACACCGATCTCTGGGGTTAACACCATAGTCATAGGTTACATTTCATCGCAGGCTGTTAGCCGGTAGTACGTATCATAGCGTAGTTTTTATTTCAGCGCGAAAAATTTTTTGTGTGGGCGTGTTAGCTTGATGGGGGGTGTTCCCTGTGTGATGACTTGTTATACGCGGTTAGGCTTTGTTGGACTTAGTAAACTTTTTTGGCGAGGTTTACTTGAGCGTATTCGTATTACAAGGCGCGAATGCCGAAGCTCCACAAAAAGGGGATAGGGTACGGGGTGGGGTCGCCATAATCAAGTATCACCTAACACGTTTAGCCATTGTTGAGCACTACCTAACACGTTTGCCCTTGACATATCACCATAATGTAGTAATATGTATTTCAGGTCGGCACATTCCGTTCCGACCAGAATGTTAGGCACTACCTAACAAGGAATATATACAATGACTATTTCAACTATCGGTTCAAAAAAATTGCTCGCGTCTTTGAACACTGCAATCCAACTAGACATTAGCAACAGCATCGCAACACAAAACGCTATTGGCGCTGAGGAGGCAAGCACTGATTCCGTCTCACAAGCCATGTTCTTATTAGGCGTCATTAATACCGACCTGCTACCCACGTCGAATAAGTTATCAACCAGCGACGAGAAGTTTTACGCGGCTATCCAGTCTGCGATTGGGCATGCAATGTTCTCCCGTGATGGTGAAATCCACACCAAATCGCAGGGTATCCTAGTACGCAAGGAGCTCTGGAAACTATGGACTACTGACAAGGCAGGTCGTAAAGAATTCACTAAAGCACAAGCGGATAATGTGAGATACGCATCCCAACAAATTGGGTCAAAATTGGCCAAGTATCGCGGCCAATTAGAAACCAAACTTGGTATTGTGCCAGTTGAGGCCCCCTTGCAGGGTCCAGACGACACCACGCCTTTAGTGGCAACTAGCACCCGTATGCAAGGGTGTCTCAAAAAGATTGTCGAGGCCCGTGCCGCATATGACAAGGCATATGCCGCGATTGAGAAAGGCGACACCATGCAAAAGGCAGCGTTTCACTTGCTATCCGACAAGTTAATCGCCTTACTTGTGGCACCGGAAATAGCACCTACACCTACACCTAATGAAGCACAAGATGAGGCCACACAAGTCGCCAAAGAAGCCGCGAAGACAATTCGCGAAAAGAACGCGGCAGCAAGTGCAAAAGCGGCAGCAAAGAAAATTGCCAAAGCATCCGCGAAGTAACTTAACCGGACCCGAAAGGGTCCAAACCTTTTGGAGTAGGGTTATGAATGACCAAACTATGCAAACTGTGTTGATACATATGAAGGGCATGGCTTTTGTTAGAAGTAATACAAACCAGCCTAGGGAAATCGAAGATTTAGAAATCTGTTACTCCCTATGGTATCTGTATAACTCCCCAGACCCACAGGTACACAACGATGCGCGTATTAAGATCGCGCTATTGATGGGCCAACATGCTATGAATGAGTTACGACGTATAGGGAGGAAGACATCATGAGAGAGCAAGCTGCACGTTTCATATTCCAGTCACTTTGCTATCTAGTAATATCATATGCTGTCATAAAGATAGCCTTCTACTAAAAAACCCAAACAAACTAAGCCCGCCTAGTGCGGGTTTTTTATTGCCTGAATTTTGATACC